CTGCCCTCCGTATCCCCGAGGCGCGGGTGGATCGTTTATCGATCCATGTGTATATAGTATATACTATATACACAGATTGCAAGCCTTTTTCAGGCCAGCCGATAAACGGTATATACCTATAATAGTCAGCGATTTAGGGCATCCTATTCCCGAGGTAAACATGGACTTAGAACACGTATTTGTTGTTTTCGAATCTCCAGACGGCAAGGACCACTGGAAGCCGGTCCCCAGGGAGAATATCCCGGACTGGCTCAGAGACAAAACCATTGTGGATCGCATGCTGGCCGGAGAACAGGTCCGGAACACCGCTGATAAGGAAATCCGGTACTACAAGACCGTTGAGATCGAGCGTCCGCGCCCAGTTGGTTTCCGTGACGCTCAACGCTCCGCCCGCCTTGCCGCTGAGGGCAAGAGCGAGGGCGGGATTATTTTGCCGCACTGAGGCTATATGACGAAAAAGAAGAGGGTGAAGGCAGGAACATCGAAATCGGCTGCCTTGCAGCGCAAAATACTTTTTGCACACGCCTATATCGTGAACGGTAACAACAAAACAGAGGCTGCTATAACCGCTGGGCTGAGTAAAAAAACTGCTGTATCGGCTGGCCATCGCATGTCTATGGATGTTGAGGTGCAGAGAATAATAACGCAAGCCACTGAAAAAGCTGCGACAAAATCTGGGCTAAGTGTTGAGCGCACTCTGCTTGAGGTCGCGCGCCTGGCCTACTCCGATCCTCGCAAGTTCTACGATGCCGCAGGTGCTCTTATTCCGGTGCACCAGTTGGATGACGATGCCGCCGCCTGTATTGCCAGCATTGAGGTAGACGAAATCGGCACCGGTGGAAATGTTATCGGCCACACCAAGAAAATAAAGCACTGGGACAAAAATGCCGCCCTGGAAAAGGCCATGAAATACCACGGGCTGTATAAGGAGGATAATAAGCAGATTGGTGAATCTCTCGCGCTGCACGTTGCTTTCGGTCGCGGCGATCACAAATAATGTGCAAATAATGAAAAAAAGAAATAAACGCCATTACACGGAATGGAAGGCGGCGCGTAAAAAGGTACTCGTTAAAATCGTTGATTGGAAAAATGTTCGTGCGAAAATTATTGAACGCTTGGAGGGGTATAGGCCATCGTTGTATGAGGACTGGCCGGTGCCGTGGGGAGACCACCCAACGACATGACCGAGCCGATCAGATTCCCCCCAAAACTCAAGCCACTGTTCGAGCATCACCGGTTCAAGGTTTTATGGGGCGGCAGGGACGCCGGCCGTAGCTGGGGCGTGGCCAGGGCCCTACTACTGCTGGGAGCGGCTGGGCCAGAGCGCATCCTCTGTACCCGTGAGATCCAAAAAACAATTGCCGATTCTGTCCACCGGCTGCTGACAGATCAGATCGAGATCATGGGCCTCAGTTCATTCTACTCTGTTTCCGATCACGCCATCGTCGGACGCAACGGCACGGAGTTTCTGTTTGCTGGCCTCCGCGACTTGGACGCCAACAAGATCAAATCTTACGAGGGAGTTACCCGCTGCTGGGTTGAAGAGGCGGAGGCGGTCAGCAAGCGCAGTTGGAACGTTCTCGAACCCACGATTCGCCGCCCTGGGTCGGAAATCTGGGTTACGTTCAACGCCCAGATGGACTCAGACGAAACGTATCAGCGGTTCGTGGTCAACACCCCAACAGATGCCATTGTTATCCCCATGACCTGGATGGATAACCCATGGGCCTCCGAAGTGCTGGCCAATGGCCGCGAGCACATGCGGAAAAACGATCCTGAGGAATTCGAGAATATCTGGATGGGAAAGTGCCGGACCGTTGTGGCCGGCGCTATCTACGCCAAGGAAGTGCAGACGCTTATCGAATCAAAGCGCGCGCGGCCAATGCCCTATGATCCGCAACTACCAGTTCACACGATCTGGGACCTGGGCTGGAATGACAGCATGTCGATTGTCATGGTGCAGCGCATCGCGTCGGCGGTAATGGTGATCGGCTATCTTGAGGCATCCGGCAAAACCTATGCCGACTGCGTGGCCGAACTCAAAACGCTGAAATATGTGTGGGGCACCGATTGGCTTCCGCACGATGGAGCACAAACACGTCCGGATACTGGCAAGAACCCGAAGCAGATACTGGAAGGGCTGGGGCGCAAGAGCGTGGTAATCATGCCGAAACTGGACCAGGAGAGCGGCATCAAAGCCGTGCGCATGATGTTTCCGCGACTTTACATCGACAATACCGAATACGAAAACGACGAATGGGAATTCGATGGCGGGAAACGGTTGATCGAGTGTCTGAAACGCTATCGACGATCTGTTCCTTCCACGACCGGTGAACCGGCAAAACCAGTGCACGATATTTTCAGCCACGGATGCGATGCCGTGCGCGGCTTGGCAACTATCGTTGATAAATTGAGAAATGAAGCCGATGTGATGCCGCCACCCACTCAGAGTTATGGCGTGCTAGACGAAACCGTCGGCATCTAATTTGCAGATATAAATTCAGGAGACTTACATGGGACAACTCGTAGGAACCACTCTAACCGGCCGCCCTATCTACGAGGGCGACTCGACGTATCGCGCTACGCTGACCAATGTTGCGCTGCATGCGGTTTTTCACCAGGATGACGGCTCAAAGTTTGAGTACGGGACTTCTGGGTGGATTCAGACCAGCATCGCCGGCGCGGGGCTGGTCCATACAAAAGCAAGCGACATCACGGATTCTATCCTCGAAACATTCGATCAGGTTATTTATGGTCCGTTGACCACAGGGAATGGCGAACTCATAACCGGGTTGTCCGACTACACCAGTTGGTCGTTTCACATTATCGGCGCAGATGCCACGAATAACTTCGCTGTTAATGCTGGAATGACTGGAACAACGGCAGACCAAGATGGCCTCCAGCTTCGTGATCTTTCTGGTGGTGCGTCGGTGACGACTATTGTTGCTGCTGGCGTGTATGTTCTTGCCGTCCCCGGACAGTTTGCGTTTAAAGATTTACAGGTGATTCGTAGCGGAGCCGGAAATGCTTCTTGCACCATCAGAGCCCTCGGGAGAGTCATCTGATGTTCGCCGGGACGATGAATAAATTCAGGGCAAAACTAACCTTCGCGGATTGTACTGATGCCACCGACGGGGTGATATGGAAAGCTGGATTTGCCAGTTCTGCTCAGACGGCAGCCGGAATTGGAGCAAACGGAACAGCAACCGGATCACAACTCACTTATACCGAAGGCGGGATTTCTACATCCTCAACAAATAATGGATCAACAAATAAAGTAGAGATCACTATTCCCTCCGCGTATCAAGCAGGACTGCGCTATCAAGGTCGCGTACAATTTGATGTGAAATCAAGCTCCGTAATCGGTGTGGTTACTGCTAACTGCGCTTTGTGGTCATTCAGAGATGCTACAAATAATGAACAAGGACCACGCATCTTGACGAATATAACTCAGGGTGATGGCTATGTGAATACTATGTCCTACTCTGCCCTTGTTCTGGATGTAACGTGGGCCCCCACCATAAATTCACCTGACGCTGATTCACAACTTGGTGTAGTGATAGATTCCAGTCTTGATGAATGGGTTACTTTAACTATGTCATGGATTGGCACTCAAATGACATGGCTCGTTGACGGGCACACAGTATGTCGTTCTAAACATGCTGCCTTCACCGCTAATCCCACATATCTCAGGGTTGAGCTGATCGCTACCACACTGGCTGATAGAATTCCGATTCGCAATATGATTCTGTGTGACCACGCGGCCCTTGACACCCACAGGCTTCCGGGGCGCAGGCATCCAACCGTAGTTTGTATTGGACATTCGTTTTGGGTCACTTTGGGAGGATTACCTGAATGGAACTATGATTCAATTGAACGCACTGGCTCCCTGAATCATCTGGCGAATCAAACGCACAAAATTTATACCGAAACTTACGGTCCATTGAATTTCTATAATCTGGCCCACGATGGTTCAGTTCGTACTTCCGGAACTGTCATTGAAGGCTGGGCGGCGGCGATGACCAAGAGCAATCTAACATTTAATTATGCTGATGCTGAAACGATTGAGAATCGCGTGCTGTCTGGACGACCCGACATTGCTTTGCTGATGGTACATGGTTCTGATTCCGTTGCTGCTACGGTAAACACAAATATGACCACGATTCTAGATTCACTAAAAGCCAATCTGGTGATCCCCATCGTCGTTCGAGAACAGAATCGTGATGCAGGTGGTACAGACCGAACCGCGATTGATACACAAGTACAGACCACAGTAGCAACATGGCGTGCGGCAAATGGGGGGGATAACGCATGTGGATTAGTGGACTGTTGGACGCCTACGGGCGGAAGCACGGTTAATACTGATTATGTTGAGACTACGGGGTCTTTGATCCACCCCTCATTAGACGTTGGCCCGATATACGGAGGGTTGATTGCTCCGGCCATCTGGAATGCCGTCACCAACCCTCCGAGTTGGGCAAGATGGCAGGGGTTTGAGTAATAACCGCTAATACGGCCCCGGCGATAGAGACGCCGATCCGCATGAAATTGTTTTTGCCCAGCGCCGATCTCTCGGGGCCGCTGTCGTACACGATCAAGTCAGGGATTGTTTCGTGTCCGTGACAACAGCCTGCCGGCCGGATGACCGGGGAAACTTAACCGCCTGATGGGCGGTTTTTTTATGAGGCGTGACATGAGCGATAAACCAACTGATGCAGGATAACGAAGAACAGTCCGTAGAGGGCGAAGAGGCGGTACGTAATTCCGCAACCTTGGATGCCATTGGGATCGGCCTTTCCGCCAAAAAACGGAAGGCTATTGACGCGCGTACCGCCCAAGGCATCGACGAGCGTTGGTTCAACGATGTTGAGGCGTATGAGGGCCGGGACGAAGTCACGCGCCATTACGCCGGTCTACGTGCGGTGGTGCAAGGTTATCTCACAACCCAGGACAAGCAGAAACGTTCCACCATAATTGTCAATGTCACTCGCTCCAAAGTCGACGCCTCATCTGCGCGACTTCAGGATATCGCCCTGCCGACGGATGACAGGAATTGGGATTTACGCGCCTCGACAGTACCGCAGTTAGTTGAGCAGATGAGTCAGAAACATGTGGGCCTGACGAAGAACGGCCAGCCCGTCATGGTTATGGACAAGGGCCAACAGCGCCAAGCGACCATGGCCGATATGGCAAACCGCGACATGGATAAGGCCAAGAAAGCCGCCTTGGCCATGCGCGATGAGATCGACGACCAGCTTGACCTGTCGAACGATGGTAGTGGATATGAGGGCGTGGTCCGGCAGGTCATGCACGATGAGGCGCTTTTAGGTGTCGGCGTAGGCAAAGGCCCAGTTGTGACGAGCCGGGTCAAGAAAGTGTGGATGCCGATCAGCGATGGTCAGAAAACCATCCACGTATTGCAGCGTATCCAAGACATGAAGCCGGGATCGTCACGGGTAAACCCGTGGGACATCTACCCGCATCCTGAGTGCGGTGAGAACCCCAAGAAATTCCCGATCTGGGAACGTATTCCTGGCGTCACGGCCGCCGATATTCGCAACTATGCCGATATTCCAGGATACCTGAAGGATCAGATACGCAAGGTGTTGATAGAGGGTCCGCGTAAGCCAGACCAGCCGGCGGACAAGCCCGGCGTGCAGACGATCACTACCGAAGAAACGGTATTTGAATGCTGGGAATATCACGGAGAATTGAGCCGTGACGAACTTGAAGCCGCTGGCTGTCCCTGCAATCCAAATGACGTTTTCACCAGTTACAGCGCCTGCGTCGTCATGATTAACGATACGGTCATCAAGGCCGACATCGAAATGCTGGACACCGGCGAGATGCCGTATGACTTCTTCGTCACCAATAAGGCTTCCGGATCGTGGGCGGGATATGGCGTAGCCTTTCTTGCGCGCGCGGCGCAGAAGGCCATCACCGCCGGTTGGCGCGCTATGATGGACAACGCCAGTCAATTCGTCGGGCCTCAGATTGTCATGCACCGCAAGAACCTGACTCCCGCCGACGGTAAGTGGGAAATGCGTGGTATGAAAATGTGGTGGTACACCGGCACAGAAGAGTCGGCGGACATGAGCCGTATGTTCGCCGTGCATGAAATTTCCTCGCACCAGGCCGAATACGCCAACATCATCAAGATGGGCATGGACTTCCTCGACAACGAGACCGCCGTCCCGCAACTGGCCCAAGGTGAGCAGGGTGGCGCCACCGACGTTCTGGGCGGCATGAATCTGCTGCTGAACGCCAGCGACGTGATGAAACGCCGCAAGCTCAAGTGTTTCGACGATCAATTCACGATCCCGCATATCGGCCGCTACGTGGATTGGAACATGCAATACAACCCGAAGCCCGAGATCAAGGGAGATTTTGAAGTGCAGGCGCGGGCTTCCGGTGCCCTGCTGGACATGGAAATACAGAACAAGACCGCCGCCAATCTGTTGGCGCTGGCCGCCAACCCGGCCTACGCCCACGGCATGAAGAAATGGGAATCCCTGCGCCGCGTGGTTCGGTCGTTCCGTTTCGATCCCAAGGATTTCGTTAAGGATGACGCGGAGATCGAGCTGATCGAAAAACAAATGTCAGAGCAGGGTGGACAGACAGATCCGCGTATCGAGGTGGCAAAAATCCGGGCTGAGGCGGACGCGAAGATAGAGGCGGCCCGGCAGCAGTTCGAGAGTCAACAGGCTGAGGCAGACAGGCAACTGGAAGCATGGATCGCGCAGTTGGAACAGGACGTAGAAAAGGCCACATCGCTGGACGATGCCAAAATACGCATGGCGGAAGTTGCTATTAAAGTGAAAGCCCAACGCGACCTATCCGCCAACGATCAACGGCAGGAGCGGGATTTGGCGTTGGCTGGGCATAAAATGTCGATTCATAAAAGCAGACAAGCAATGGAGCCAGTCGTCGAGCCTTCCGGTCGCGCCGAGACAGGTAAGGCGTTCACCCGGTGACAAGCTTGGCCGAACGCATCTCCACAGAACCGCCCGAGAACGTGGTTCTGACCTGCGATAAATGCCGTGGTAGAGAATGGGAAATCAGGGCCGATTGCGTCTTGCAATGCGCATTGTGCGATAATACCATGGACATGGCCGGGTTAGTTGAGCAGTACAAGACTGGCTCTGGGCTGTGGATGAAGACCGATCACTGAGGGCCGCATGATGCCAAGCACCACACCAAAAATGGCTCGCTTCATGGCCGGATGCAGTCACGGGATGAGGCCAACTGGAAAACGCAAATGTCCACCGAAGAAGGTGGCTGCTGAATTCAACCGAGCCGATAAGGGCACAGGACTGATTGGTTCTGGTATGAAGAAAAGGAAATAGACATGAGCATGCACGAGGCACTGAAATCTATTCGTGGGGTCATTCCATGGCTGCGTGATCGTGACGTTGAAGATCAACACGATGTGTCCGTTCCGCCCACGCCGATGGAATTGGCGGAAAGCCTGGTCCTCCTGGCCAAGGCCCAAGGCCAGATTGATCGCACGTCGCCCACGTGGAGCGCCGTATCCCGGTGGGCTGCTCAGGAATTGATTCAAGTACAGAACGCACTGGGGTCATTCGATGGCGGCGACCCAACGGTATTACGTTCACGCGCCAAGACCTTGCGCGATGTCCTGGCCATGGACGAACCCGAGGACAAGCGCCCGGTTATCGAGGATAACGGACCCTACGTGCCATAGGCCGCAACAGCACACACACACACAGATTCATGAACCCGCCTAGTGCGGGTTTTTTATTGCCGAATTGCCGACGTTAAGCCGGCACAACAAGGAGCATCGAAATGACCGAAGCAACAGCCGAAGTAAAGATCGAAGATCAGTTGTGGGACCAAGTAGGGAAAGACCGCGCCTCGACGCCAGCCGATGATGCGATTGTTCCCGTAACGAATGAGGCCGATCCCTTAGCCGGGATGCCGGAACCGACACGCAAGTTGATCGAGAGTCTGAACACCAAGACCACCGAGCAAGAGAAACGCCTGCATGATATTGGTCAGAAACTGGCGACCGCGC